TCAAAGAGACCGAGCAGGTCAAGAAAGAAGAAAAGGAACCGATTACTCATACCTGTCCACAGTGCACTGCAGCGTTTCAGGGCCGCAGGTGTGATTGCGGATACATACTTCCCGCAGATACGCAGATGTTGAAAGACGATGGCACTAAGCTGGTACTAGCCGATGGTGAGACCCTGAAGCAGATGAAGCAGCGCTGGATGTCGGAGCTGATGGACTACTGCCATCGCAAGGGCTTCAATCCCGGCTGGGCATCCCATAAATATCGTGAGAAGTTTGGGGTTTGGCCCGTTGGGTTAGATCGGACACCAGAGGTCTGCAAGTCGAAGGATGTAATGAGCTTTATCACTTACGCCAACATTCGCTCAGCGAAGAGACCCGCCCGTGCTTGCTGAGATACTCCCGCACTTAAACCGAGTAAGGCAGCACGGCTCTAGCTACAGGGCGAGCTGCCCGATCCACGGCGAGGATAAAGATCCTAGTCTTAGCTTAACAGAGAAGGACGGCAAGGTGCTCATTCATTGCTTCGCCTGCGGCGTAAGCGGGCTCGATGTAGTGCAGGAGCTAGGTTTGAGGCCAAGAGTCCTGTTCAGCGATGAGTTGCCGCATGACCCGGACTGGATGCTGAAGAAGACAAAGGACGAGGACCAAATGTACTGCCTGATCTACGAAAGCGCTAGGGCAAGGGGTGATGTGATCCGGGCAAAGGAATTCAGCAGATACAAATTGGCAAGAAAAAGAAATGAGATCAGAGAGCAAAAAAACCTGTAAGCGGAGCCTGACCTACATGAATCGTCCAATGTACGAAACACCAGAGAGCCTCAAGAATGAGGATGAAGTGGCACAAAAGATATCTGCTGCGTGGAATACTAAGCTAAACAAGCTGCCTATCAAGTATCGCGTAGACTACGCTGCGGAGCGCAACGGTAAGATTGTGGCTTGGATAGAGGTTAAGACGAGAAAGTACAACATGAATGACTTCGATAGCTTTATGTTATCATTGGATAAATACAATGCCTCTGTGCAACTGGGTAGCATAACTAATCTCCCGGTAACTCTAGTGGTTCGATGGAAGGACAAGATAGGATACGCTGATCTGCTACACTGCAGGGGCGTAATAAAGATGGGCGGCAGGAAGGACCGCGGAGATCCTCAAGACATACAGCCCGCTGTATACATCCCGATACATGACTTCAGGGAGCTATAAATGTCTAGATTACTGTTTGCTCTATTGCTGACCTGCTGCGTACCACGCGATGAGTTATGCGAGGAAAGGTGGCGCTGGGAAGCTACCGGGCATGATTATGTTGGTATACCCGCGGGCGCCGATTACTGCGGAAGGAATTCAAATGGCTGAATTTAGGTCATGCTTTTATTGTGATGCGACACTTGAGTCTGGCGATATAAAACAACGTATTGAGCGAGATCACTTCCCTGTTCCCAATAGGCTAGGAGGCAAAGATATGGTAGATAGCTGTGTCATGTGCCATAACATGAAAGACCGCTTCAAAATAGAAAGCTGGAGTGTGGAATGGGTTGGGAAGATTATCCAAGACTTCCCCAACTTAGGCAGAGAATCGCGTATATTCTTAGCCAAAGCTATTGATGTCATGATGGATATTCAAGCGGAGAAGCAAGATGGCTAGGCCAGAGAGGGTATTCACAGAGGAAGAGATCGCTGAGGTTGAAAGGCTTGCTCCATCATTAACCCAGCAGCAGCTCGCTGATTATTTCTGTATTAGCGTCAATACTTTAAAGGAAATCATGAAGCGGGATAAGCGCGTTTCTGATAGTTACAAGCGCGGACTGACCAGAGCCGGGATAATTATGGTTGAGAAGCTATATGACAAGGCGATGGAAGGCGATCATCCAAGCATGAAGCTCTGGCTGTCACAAAGGATGGGATGGACCGAGAAGAGCCGTCAGGAGATATCAGGACCAGATGGAAGGCCGATTGAGAAGGACTACCACGTTACCATTGAGGTTGTTAACCCGGGAGACTTAGATGCCGATTAGCGTGAAGCGTATAGGCAAGAGATACAGGCTGGTAGAGCCTGATGGGACCATCGCCAAGAACGACAGGGGCACAGCGATTGATGGCGGCGGCCACAACACTAAGGATAAGGCCGAGGCGCAAAGTCGGGCTATACGAATTCGGAAGTCGTCAGTAGAGATTGAATGAATCTACAGATTGCACCTAAACTACTGCCAATACTAACCGCCAAGCAGCGCTTTGTTGTTGTATACGGCGGCCGGGGAAGTGGCAAGAGCTACGGGCTTGGCTCCCTGAGCCTCCTGAAAGCTCTCAAGGGCCAGAAGATCGGAGCCTTTAGAGAGTTTCAGAACAGCATAGATGACTCAGTACACAGCCTCCTAGCGTCTCAGATAGGCTCTTATGAGCTAGAAGACTTTGAGGTTCAGAACAACCAGATACTCTTCAACGGTGAGGTAGCCTTTAAGTTTAGAGGCTTAGCCCGCAACGTAGAGGCCGTTAAGTCGATGTTCGGCTTTAACCTTTTCTGGGTTGAAGAGGCGCAGACGATATCCTTCGATAGTCTCAAGGCTTTAACTCCTACTCTCCGGGAGCAGGGCAGTCAGATATGGCTGTCGGGTAACCCACGGGCCAGCACTGACGCATTCTCCGAGCGATTCATTAAGCCATTTGAGAAGCAGCTCAACCGTGACGGCATATACGAAGACGATATGCACCTAGTGATCCGCATGAACTATGAGGATAACCCGTGGTTCGTGAAGACACCGTTGGAGCAGGAGAGGCTGCATGATAGGCAGAACTTGCCCAGAGCTATGTACGAGCACATCTGGGAAGGCAAGCACCTTGATACGGTGCAGGATAGTATTATTGAGCCCGATTGGTTTGATGCCGCTATAGACGCGCACACCAAGCTTGGATGGAAGCCAGAGGGTGCTCTTCTTGCTTCGCATGATCCATCGGATGAGGGCGGTGACAGCAAAGGCTACGCACTGCGCCACGGCAACGTGATTCTTGATGTGTGCGAAAAGGTAACAGGTGATTCCAACGAGGGTATGGACTGGGCACTAGACAAGGCGGTAGCAGCTCAGGCGGACCACTTCATCTGGGACTGTGACGGTCTTGGTATAAGCCTCAAACGGCAAGTAGATCAGGCGCTGGATGGCAAGAAGATGGAGTACCATATGTTCAAGGGCTCCGAGTCACCGTATGACCCAGAGATGCCGTACACGCTGGGCGGTAGCCAGAGGGCCAAGACGAATAAAGAGACATTCTTCAATAAACGCGCTCAGATGTGGTGGACCCTGCGAGATAGGTTCGAGGCAACGTATCGCGCTGTGGTCAAGGGCCAATACATAAACCCGGAGGAGTTAATTAGTTTGTCATCAGATATTGACAATATTGAACAATTACGCTCTGAGGTGTGCAGAATTCCACTAAAACGCTCAAACTCTGGTAAAATCCAGATACTAAGCAAGGTAGAGATGGCGAAGAAGCCGTACTCAATACCTTCACCAAATATGGGCGATGCCTTAATGATGTCGATGCACAGCCCTAAAGCCAGCGCTGTTAAACCAGTGACTATAAACTTTGCGGGATGGAAGAATGGCAGAATATGACAATGGCAAAGAGTTAGAGGATCGCGGTGCTACCGAGGATGATCTTGCCTACAAGGCAGATTACGAAGAGCATCAGGACGTTATCGAGCTGCTGGATAAATGCCAGCAAGCAGATAAGGACAACCGGGAGCGCGTAAGAGAGGCGCACTTGTTCTTGGACAAGCGCGATGGTCAGTGGGAACCCTACTGGTGGAACTCTAACGAAGCTAAGCCGCGCTATACGTTCGATATGGTTAATCCCATAGTGGATCAGGTTGCCTCTGAGATAGAGCAATCCGACTACGACATCCGAGTATCTCCCGCTGGAGGCGATGCAACTAAAGACCTTGCCATTGCCTATGACGGCATCATCCGCAACATCGAGCAGATGTCCAACGCCAAGACTACTTATGCCCAGTGCGCTAGGAATATGGTGATCGGCGGGATGGATGGCTGGCGCGTGGTCCAGAAGTACGTTGATGACAACAGTTTCGACCAAGACCTAGCTATTGAGCATATCGGAAACTTTGTAGATCGGGTGTGGTTCGATCCCGCAGCAGAGAATCAAGATAAGTCAGACAGTCGGTATGCCTTCGTGCTTCACGCGATGGCGAAGGATGAGTACGAGGCCCGATTCCCAGAGGGCTCTGGCGAAAGCGTAGATGATGACCGCGAAGGTGAGGCGTACTACGACAAGGCTGAGTGCATTGTAGTTGGTGAGTTTCTGTATTTGGAGTCAGAAGACCGTGAGCTTGTAATGATGTCCAACGGTCAGGTACATGAGGTCAACGAGGACTTTGAGAAGGTTGTAGATGATCTCGCGGCCATTGGTGTGACAGAGGCAAAGCGCCGGACCCGCAAGAAGCACTATGTTTGCTCTCGGTTCTTTGATGCCAAAGACTTCTTAGAAGACAAGAAAGAGACTGTCTTCTGCCGCATTCCCGTGGTCCCGGCATACGCCAACTTTAAGATATTCGAGAACAAGACAATCTACTGGGGAGTCGTTGAGAAGCTGCTCGATCCTCAGCGGGTGATGAACTACAGCGTTTCACGTGAAATCGAAGAGGGTGCGCTGGCTCCAAGAGCTAAGTATTGGATGACAATGGCTCAAGCCAGTGGGCATGAGAAGCAGCTCGAAACTTTGAACACCAACGCAGATCCCGTCCAATTTTACAACATAGACCCAGAATCACCTGCCGTGCCACAACAGCAGGGAGGCAGTCAGGTTAATCCCGGATTGGCGCGGATATCTGAGTCTATGCGAGCAATCATAGGCCAGACGGCTGGTATGTTCGCGGCCAATATGGGCGACAATCCCGGGCTACAGTCTGGCGTTGCTATCAAGCAGTTGCAGGACCGTGGGACCAATAGCACGATGAAGTACAGTCGCGGTTTAGAGATTGCGGTAGCGGCTACAGGAAGGCTCCTAAAGGATGCCATCCCTATGGTCTACGACACAGAGCGTCAGGTTCGCATCCTGCGAGAGGATGAGTCCTACGATATGGTGCCTATCAATCAGAAGGTGATCGACAACGCCACAGGCGAGATTGTCACCGTCAATGATCTGCAGGTTGGAACCTATGACGTTACCTGTCGGGCTGGCCCTAGCTTCCGCAATCGGCAGCAGGAGACGATTGAGGCCATCACGACACTGGCACAGACTGATCCAAGCCTGATGCAGATCGCTGGTGACCTTTTGCTGCAGAACATCTCCACGCCAGCCGCGTCTCAGATCGCAGAGCGCAAGCGGATACAGATGATTGCTGCCGGATTGATCCCGCAATCTCAGATGACCGAGGAAGAGCTGCAAGAAATGGCCGCTAAGATGCAGTCGCAGGGACAACAGGCTCCTGATCCGGCTATGGTGCTCGCGCAGGCAGAACAGATGAAGGCTCAGGCCGACATGATGAAGGCCCAGATAGACGCTCAGAAGGTCCAGAACGACACTTTGA